ATACATATCTGATCATGGTAAAATAGTAATGCAATCTCAAATGAATCATAAACTTATGCAATTAGATGCAAACTTCTTAGTAAATGATAATATGAATGAGTGTATGAATTTAGAAGAAAATGGATTGGCATTTACAGGAGCAATCAATAGACAAATCATTGCTTGTGCTGGAATAAAAAGAATTTGGGGAAATGTTGGAGAAGGTTGGGTTCTTGCAACTTATAATATTTGGAATCATCCAATTACTATTGCTCGTGCAATTAAAAAGAATTTTGAAGACTTAGCTAGAGATTATAAATTTGAAAGAATACAAACTGCAGTTCGTGCAGATTTTGGTATTGGTATTAGATTTGCTAAATGGATGGGGTTAAGTAATGAAGGATTAATGAAAAAGTATGGATTTGATGGTACTGATCATTATAGATTTGCGAGGATTTTCTAATGGCACCAGCAGTACCATATATTACTTTAGGAATGAGTGTTGTTCAGGCAAAACAACAAAATGCTATTGGTAAGTATAATCAATCAATCCAAAATAGAAATGCACAAATAGCTGAACAAGAAGCTGGTTTAATTGATAAACAGACAGAATTTAAACTTGGTCAATTTGCAAAAGATTACGATAGATTTGTTGGAAAGACTGAAGTATCTACAGCTAAAGCTGGAGTAACACAAGGAACAGGAACTTCTCTTAGAATTGCAATGAAAAATGCTGAAGAAGCAGAAATACAAAGAAATGTAATAAGTTACGAAGGTGATGTAGCAAAAGCAAGAAAGTTTGAAGAAGCTAACTTTTACAGAATACAAGGAGATGTTGCTAGACAAACTGGAAGAATGACTGCTATGGGAACTTTATTTAAAGGTATTAGTACATTTGCTGGAAGTAGTGCTGGAACAAGTTTATTAAATACTGCTCAAGATTTATTTAAACCAAAACCAACATATACTGAAATTAATACAAACGTAATATCTCCATTCTAATGCCAAAAATACCTACATTTACATCTCAAGGCGTTCCAAGTGTTGAAGTACCTAGTATTAAAACTTCTTTTCAAATTCCTCTTTCTGGTGCTGGCAGTCCAGCTTCTGCATTTGAACCAGTAATGAAAACATTAAATGATTATTATGCAAAAGAACAAGCTGTAATTGAAAAAACTCAAGCATTAGAATTAGAAAACAAAGCATCTATTGAATTAGAAGAAACAAAAGCAAGACTTTCTAAATCTTCAGATCCAATAACAAGTTCAGATTTATTTTTACAATACTCAAAACAAATTAGAGATAAATATGCAAATGAAGCACCAAGTTCATCTGTTAAAAATTTATTTGTAAATAATTATTTATCTGAAGAAAAAAAACAATTATCTTCTGTACTTACAAAAAATAGAGAAAATTTAATTCAAGATAGAGTTAATCAATCAGACATTAAAGAACAAAGAATTATTACATCAGCTTTATATTCTGACAATCAACTTCAAAAAGAAACATTATATGCAGATCTTGGGGTTTTATATCAGGATTTAAGAAAAGACTTTATAATTGATGATGATACTTATTTAAGTAAAGTAAGAGGAATACCAAGCACAGTTCAGACATTAGAAGCTAAAAGAGATATGAATATAGATCCAGTTGGAACTGCTATTAAATTAAATGATATTAACAATTATCCAGATGTAATTGGAGAAAAAAGAATTAGATTAATTAACGAGGCTAACTCTGATGCTAGACCAGCTGTAATAGATGGAATGAAAAATCATTTTGCTTTAATTGAATCAGGAATGCCTAGCAAGTTTGATGAAAAATCAATTAAACCAATACTTGGACCACAAGCATACACAGATTTTAAAGAAAAAGAATCTGGATTAATAATATTTAAAGAAAAATCTTCAGAAATATTTAATGCAAAAATTGGAACAGAATCATCAATTATTGCTAACTATCCAATTAGACCAGGTTCTGAAGCGTTTGATTTAGAAATGAAACAAAAACTTGCCAACTTTGCATCTAAAAAAGATGAAATTTTAAAAAAAGATCCAGCTTCTATTGTTATGAAATTTAATCCAGATGTTAAAGAAAAATATTCTGACTTTAGTAATGAAACAGATCCTACAATCAAAGATCGTAAATTTCAAAAATATATTGGTTCTGTTGTTGATGCTCAAAAATTAATAGGTGTCAATGATGAAAAGATTAAAGTATTACCGCAACAAGATGCAGCTAGAATAGTTCAAAATTATAATAATCAAGATGTTAATGGAAAAATTTTATTTCTTAATGATTTAGAAAAACAATATGGAGATAACTATGGCAGATTATTAAATCAATTAACAGAATCTGAAAATGGATTACCAATAACAGCTGAGTTTGTTTCTTATTTAGGAGATTCAAATTTTGCTAAACAAGCATTAAGTATAGATACAAAAGAAGAAAGAGATAGATTAGATAAATTTTTATCTACAACAACAGATTCTAAAAAATCATTACAATCAGAAATCGCAAACGAATTAACTAATTTTAGAAAAGTTGTTATGATGGGAAATCCATTTGTAACATCTACTGCTAATAAAAAATTAAGCAACATACAAGATGTATTAACTTATGTAGCAGCAAACAAGATGTCTAGAGGAATGAGTATGGAAGATGCTGTTGAAGAATCTGTAGCTTATATTAAAAATAATTTTGTTTTTAAAGATACTTATTTTATCCCAAAAATTTATAATAATGATATAATACAACAATCTCAAATAGATTTTATTGAAAAAAAAGCAAACTATATAAAAGATTTTAATATAGATAAATTAGATTTAGAATCTTTTAAATCAAACGATAAAAAAATATCTCAAGATATTTTAGATAAAGGTATGAAAAATCAAATAAAAGAAAATGGTATGTGGGTTAATTCTCCAGATGGTAATAGTATAGTTTTGGCTGTAAAATTTTATGATGGTAGTATTGGATTATTAAATAATAAAAAAGGAGAATTAATAAAAATAAACTTTGATGACACATCTTCTAAATTACCAAACTCAAATGAAAATATTGATTTTTCAAAAATAAGAAAAGAAGACATTGGTTTTAAACCTAAAAAAGTATTAATAAAATAATATATGCCTAATATAGGATTTGGCTTAGACACAGAAGATAATGCTAAAGCAATAGGTTTTGATAAATATAAATTAACTTTATCTGAAACTTTAGGAGTTGCAGCTGAAGATGCTTGGAACTTTAATCCAACATATTCTTTAATGAGATACGCAAATTTAGAAGCATCAAGAAATGGAAATGTTAGTAATGGAATTGATGAATTTTATCCTAGTGTTTATCCATCTACAGAAGATGAACCGCTAATTCCAAAAGATGAATTAAATAAAAAATATTCTAATATTGGATTGTTATTTGAACAAGATGAAAAACAATCTACTGTTGATCTATTAGCTGATAGCAAATTAAAAGAAATAGATAGAGCAAATAGACTTGCTCGTGGTCAAACAGGTGTTGTAGCTGGTACTTTAAAATTTGCAACAGGATTGGGAGTTAGTTTAGCAGATCCAATTAACATTGCATCAGCATTTGTTCCTGTAGTAAGTCAAGCAAGATTTGCATCTTTAGTTGCACGACAAGGATTTACCACTGCTAGACTTGCTAAGGGTGTTGTTGAAGGTGCGGTAGGAGCTGCATTAGTAGAACCTATTGTTTATGGTGTGGCACAAGCTGAACAGGCTGATTATGGTTTAATGGATAGTTTTTTAAACGTAACATTTGGAACTATTATTGGAGGAGGATTGCACGTTGGTGTAGGTGCTTTAAAAGATTTTAGAACAAATGTAGATTTTAAAGAAAGAGTTCAACAAGCAAGAGAATCTGCTGGAATAACTTCTACAGAAGATCCTGCTGTTAATTTATATAAAGAATATTATCCAGCCAATTCAGAGATAATGTTAAGACTTTCTGAAACAGATCCAGAAACTAGAAAATTATTACTTGCAAAATCATTATCTGATTTATTAGAAGAAAAACCAGTTGATGTAACACCAATAGCAAATCTTGATCCTAAATTAAGAGATGCACAAATTAATGAAGATATTAATATAAAAGATAAAAATAATTCTAAAAACTCAGTTGATAATACTCTTGAAACATCCTCAAGACAACCAATAAACGAAAATGCTGGTAAACAAGAATTTAAAACAGAAGAACAAAATACTTTAGATAAATTAGATAATACTTTAAAAACAAAAGAATCAGATCAAACAATTATTGATAGAGAAAATAAATCTTTAGATGATCAATTAAGTGTTTTAAAAGATAAACAAAAAGATTTAGATATTGAAGATAGTAAAGAATTACAAGATTCTAAAAAAGAATCAAAAGAAATTTCTGATAAACAAAAAGAAATCAAAGATGCTATCATTGATGGTATTAACTGTATTAACAACGTATAATTATGGCAAAAGATAAATGTATTGATTTAGTATCGCAGGCTTTAAAAAGAGGTAATGTAAGTCAAGAACAAGCAGCAGATATTATTGATAATATTAGAAAAACTCAAAGAGAAGCTAAATTAGAAAATCTTGATAATGCTTTAAAAGATGAATTAGCAAATCAAGTTTTAAAAGAACAGCAAATAACAAAAAAGATTAAAGAAAGAAATGCTATAGAAAATGAAATTAAAATTAGAAAAGCTGTAGATAAAGTATTAATTGATTTTAAAGGAAGAGAAGAAGAAGGATTATCAGCAATATTAGTTGGTAGTAACTTAGAAAAAGCAGGATCTCGTGCTTCTGTTGCTCTATCTCAGCTTTCTGAATATAGAAAATTATCATCTGCATTTTATGAAAAATTAAGACAAAATAATGTAGTTGAATTATTTTCTAAAGCAAACGAAGATATAGATAGAAGACTATCTAAAACAATTTGGGAATTAGGAGAAGGTAAACAAGTAACAGAAACAAATAAAGACATTATAAAATTAGCAAACATAATGTCAGATTATTCTGAATCTATTAGAAAAAGATTAAACAACCTTGGTGCTAATATAGGTAAACTTCCTGGTTGGATTGTAAGACAAACACATGATCCATTTCAAATAAGAAACGCAGCAAAAGTATTAAAGGAATTATCTGGAAAAGAATCGGATGATTTAGATGGCACATCAAGTAGAAATTTAAAAGCATGGAAAGATTACATTACACCAAAATTAAAAGACGAAACATTTAGTGGTTTTGATAATAAAGATGATTTTTTAAATAATGTTTACAATTCATTAGCTCGTAACGAACATATAGTTACAGATGGCTCTGCCGCATCTTATGGTTCAAGAGATATTACAAAAAACATGAATGCAAAAAGAGTTTTATTATTTAAAACATCTGATGATTGGTTTGATTATAATAAAAAGTTTGGATTTGGAAATTTAAGAGAATCTTTTTTCTTTGGTTTACAAAGATCTGCAAATAATATTGGTATAATGAATGTATTGGGAACTAAACCTGAGCAAAATTTTAATACAATAAAAGGATTAGTTGCTAAAAATTTATTGAAAAATGAAAAAATTACTCAAAAAATTAAAGATAATGAAAGAGTTTTTCAATATCAATTAGATGAAGTAACTGGAAGAGTAAATATGATTAGTCATTTTAGTGGTGCTAAATGGTCAGCAATCACTAGATCAATAGCTAACATGGCTAAATTAGGAGGTGCGGTTATATCTTCTTTTACAGATATTCATAACTATGCAAGAGAATTAAAATGGCAAGGTAAAACTTATTTAGGTGGTGTTCAAGAAGCAATGTCATCTTTATCTAAAATAAAATCTTCAGAAAGAAAAATTGCTATTGCTCAACAATTAGGATTTATGAATGATAATATTACTCATGATTTGGCTGGTCGTTATTCAACTGGAGATGTTTTAAATAAAGGATTTACAAAAATACAAAGAACATTTTTTAAACTTAACTTACTTCGCTGGTGGACTGATTCTTTAAAAGAAGGTTCTGTTCTTGGTTTAGGAAATTATGTTGCAAAACAAAGAAATATAGCTTTTGGAAATTTAGATGATAAATTTAAAAGATTAATAACTCATTTTGGTATTGATGAAAAGATTTGGAACACTATTAGAAAAATGGCAGTTGAAACTTCTGAAGATGGAACAGAGTTTTTTTCTGTTCGTAATATAGATAATCTAACAAATAAAGAAATATTACCTTTAATGGATATGAAAAATCCAAGTCAAAGACAAATTGATTTATTTAAAGATAATTTAAAAACACAAATAACTGGTATATTTGTAGATAGATCTTCATTTGCTGTTCTTGAATCTGATGCAAGAGTTAGAGCTTTTATGAAACAAGGATTATTAGCTGGAACACCAATGGGTGAAGCCATAAGATTTATGGGACAGTTTAAGGGATTTGCTGTAGCATTTACACAAAAGTCTTTAGGAAGAGAAATAGCAGCAATTAAAGCTGGAAGAACAGGAGAAGGAATTTTAGGTATTGCAAATTTATTTATTGGTGCAACAATCTTTGGATATATTTCAAATTCTGTATTAGATATATTAAAAGGTAAAACACCTAAAGATCCAACTGATTTAAAAACTTGGTTAGCATCTGCGGCAAGAGGTGGTGGATTAGGTATTTATGGTGATTTTTTATTTCAAGAATCTAAAAATAGTGCTGGTGTTTTAGCTACAATAGCTGGTCCAGTAATATCAGAAGCTGGTAAATTATATAAAGTATTTGACTATATTAAAGAAGGAAAAATAGATGCAGCACAAAGACAAGCATATAAATCTGTTGTAGGAAACGTACCATTTCTAAATTTATTTTATATCAAAACTGCCTTTGATTATGCTATTGGTTATCAAATGATGGAAACATTATCACCTGGCTATCTTAAAAGAATGGAAAGACAAATGAAAAAAGATGGGGATCAAGAATTTTTGTTTACAAAACCATCAAGTTTGTTTAAAGGTTTCTAGCAATGACAATATCTTCAACTACAGTTAGAAACAGTTATAGTGGTGATGGTTCAACTACCACGTTTACATATACATTTAAGATATTCCAAGACTCAGATATTCAAGTAATCATTCGTGCTGCTAATGGT